TGTATGCCAGGTCGACAATCGCACCGGCAATTCTGTCTGCCACCTTGTCCGGGTGGCAGGGATTTACTTTTTCAAACATGGTGTTACCCCTTTCTCGCACGGAGCAGGCGTTCCATAAGGTCATCCTGCGGCGTTGACTCGCCGTATTCCGTGCTGCAGTTTTCTTTCACGATCTGGAATATCTCATTCCAAAGTCGAACCGCTTGGTTCATGTAGTTGATGCCGATGTTGATAAACGGGGACGGAATCGGCTTTCCCGTGGTTGGGTGCTTGGAGAGAAAACCCATGCGGTTGGTCATTTCCTCGCACTGCACCCATCTGGCAGAACACATGGCGTATCGTTCCAAAAGCTGCGGTGACACCTTTGCGGCGCATCCGATGCCTTTGAGCCACTGCCAGGTTTCCGTGTAAATTTCCTGTGCCTGCAGGACGCTGCCGTCCCGCTGCTCGGCCGAAAGAAAATCATGGGGCTTTGGCATTTGAGTACCCTCGAGTTCTGGAATATCCAGCACCTCAAGTTTTCTGCCGCCGGGATTACCGTTTTCGGCTTTGTCCTTGACTGCGGATTTCTTTCTTCCCGCACAGGGTCTTGCGCCGCCGCGCCCACCTGTGTTATTCGATTTTGTGGGCATCTGAGTTCACCTTCCTTAATTACCCTTTTGATTTCGCCTTTTTTGCGCGTTTGACCCCAGCACCGTTATTCCGGTCGGGCTTTGCCAGAGATTCAGACCGCCCCTGGGGTCATTGCTTGTGCCAACGATCACCGCGCTGCGCGTGTATTTTGCTGTGACAACTCTTGCAGAGCGCAATCAAATTATTTCTATCGTGCGTTCCTCCTTCAGACAGAGGAATCTTATGATGGACCTCATCCACCGGCACAATGATTCCATTCTTATAGCACTGTTCGCAGAACGGATGCGTTTTCACGTAACTATCTCTAATACGTTTCCAAACTCTTCCGTACCTACGGCGTACAGCCGGATCACGGTCGTACTTCTCGTAACGGGCATTCTCTTGCTTCTGATGCTTTTCACAGTAACGGCCGTCGGTTAATTCCGGACACCCTGGGTAGGAACAAGGCTTCTTCGGTTTCCTCGGCATATGCATCACCTCCATGTGATGGACATAAAGAAAGCCTCGCAGGAACTTGGTGACTCCCGCAAGGCCGTTCTCTATTCTGCTTTCTGCATGATAACTATATCATAGGGCAATAGTGGCTTTCTATGGTTTTTACTGGCGCGTTTCATCTACATCTAACAATTCCTGTACCTCTTCAAGTGCCTTACCATGGAGCCGATATAACCAACGGATGTCATAATCCATAGCCGCCGCAATCTTTTCCCAGGATTGGAAGCACAGATAGCGCTTTTCCAAAATCGTCTGATACTCTCGGCAGGATACCGATTTCACCAGGTGCATGATGTCCGTTTTTAGATCAACCAAGGTATCAATATCGCGGTTAATCTCATTCTGTAGATCAACGATCTTTACCACGGTATCTGCCATGGTTGATGTACTGCTGCTGGGGTTATGAGGCATACCGCTCAAAACTGCGGTGGCCTTTGTCGCCAAGTCATTCAGTTGACCTAGCTGCTGAATCTTTGCATTTATGGATTGATCCAGGTACTTAGCCTGGGACAGATAATCTTTTGCATTCATCATTTTTCCTCCTTATAATTCAGCCTTGACCGCAGCAATCAGCGCTTCTTGGGTATTCTTCTTCTCGGTCAGCGCTTTCAGAATTCGTTCATCAACGGTGTCCTTCGCAACAATGTGCTGAATCACAACCGTACTTGCTGTTTGGCCCTGTCTCCACAGTCGGGCGTTGGTCTGCTGATACAATTCCAGTGACCATGTCAGTCCGAACCAGACCAAGGTGCTGCCGCCTTCCTGAAGGTTAAGCCCGTGGCCAGCTGAAGCGGGGTGGATCAAGCCAACAGCGAACTCACCGCGGTTCCACAGTTCAATGCTGCCGGGAGAGGAGATTCTTGCATAGCTGACCTTCAACGCCTCAAGCCGCTCGGTAATTCTCTGCAGGTCATGTTGAAACCAATACGCTACAAGAATCGGTTTGCCGGCAGCCGCTTCGATAATATCCTCCATCGCATCCAACTTCCGATCATGTACGGTAATAACATTCTTTTCCTCAGTGTAAATAGCTCCATTGGCCAGCTGGGACAGCTTGCCGGAAAGGGATGCGGCATTGGCTGCAGTAATCTCTTCATCGGGCAGCTGCAGCACCATCTCCTGTTTCAGAGCATCATACTTTTCGCGCTCCTCTTCAGAGAGGTACACTGGATATTCGCTTTCGATACGCTGCGGCATTGCCAGAAGGTCTGCTGCCTTCATCGAAATGGTGATGTCAGAAATCTTATCGTAAATTTGTTCTTCGGCACCGGGCAGAGGTTTATAGCTGAAAATGATCTGGGCATTACGCTTGTCCGGCACAAAATACTTGGTTCGATATTGGGTGATGTACCTGCCAAGGCGCTCACCCATATCCAGCAGACGGAACTCTGCCCACAGATCCATCAGACCATTGCTGCTGGGAGTGCCGGTTAACGCAATGATGCGTTTTACCTTAGGACGAACCTTCATAAGCGCCTTAAAGCGTTTTGACTGGTGATTTTTAAAGCTGGAAAGCTCGTCGATCACCACGGTGTCAAAATCAAATTTATATCCGCTCTGCTCCACCAGCCATAGGACCATCTCGCGGTTAATCACATAGAGGTCTGCCTGTTTTGCTAAGGCCGCTTTTCGTTCCTCAGCATTTCCCACCACCACGGATACCGTCAAGTCCTGCAGGTGATCCCATTTCTGCAGCTCTGCCGGCCATGTATTTCTAGCAACACGCAAAGGTGCAATAATCAACACCTTATGCACTTCAAAGCGATCAAACAGCAAATCCTGCAGTGCGGTCAGAGTAATGCTTGTTTTTCCCAAGCCCATATCCAACAGGACTGCCGATATCGGGTGTGTTTCTATATACTCGATTGCGTACTGTTGGTACTCATGTGGTCTGTATTTCATCAATGATTTCTCCAATCTTGTCTATGTCATCCAGCACATACACCTTGAAGCCCAGCTTCCGAAGAATGCGATGTCTGGCTTTCTGCAGTTGTCTTGGCTTTTGCCCGGGAGCTTTTAACTCCACAAAGGCAAACTTCCCATTAGGCAGTAAGGCCAGCCGGTCGGGCATCCCATCATATCCAGGAGATACGAACTTCGGACAGATACCGCCGCGCTTTTTTACTGCCAAAGCAAACTGCCTTTCTATCTCACGTTCACGCATGCAAGTCCTCCCATCAAAAATTGTGGTGCAGGTTGCGCAGGTCGTGTACATAACCTTATGTAGAAAGAATTTCTTGAAAATCTCTATACGCGTATTACAGTAAATGACCTGCATGACCTGCACCTCAGTTACTCAAGAAAATCCCCAACCTTGACCTGCACACCCTGTACCCACATGCCGGATTTCTTCTTTTTGCGAGAGAAGCCTGCCTTCTCCAGTGCCGCATAGAAATCCGTGGTACTGCGCGTATATTCTCCTGTACGCAGGCAGTAGCTGCGATACTCCTGATAAAGCTCGCCGCTTTTCTGCTCCAGCCCGTCACCAATTTCGCAGCATTCCATAAAGAACTGTCCCAGCCAGTCATTCTGACCACGATATTCATTGATGGCATCCTGCACCACCGGCGGGAGAGGGATCTTGAATTCATGACGGATGGCTTTCTGGGCACCCTCCACAATCCAGCTCATGATGTAGGGGCCAGCATTCTGAAACAGGTAATCTGAGTAATTCTTAATATCACTGCTGCCTTCGATCTTTGCATGGAACGGAATGACGATCAATCTGCGCCAGGTACCTTCATCAGAGGCACCGACCTTCGGCAGATGGTTTGTGTACAGGACAACAGTATGTGACGGAACAAAACCAAACGGATCCTTGAACTTCTTCTCGGCATACACAACATCAGTGGAACAAAGCTGCTTCAGTACCGAAGTGGACAGGCGCATGCCTTCCTCCAACTCAGCTGCGATAATCAGACGTTTGCCTTTGAGTTCTGCCATTTCTGGCTTTACGTTTCTACGGCACCCGACTGTCAATGTATCTGCGGACATATTGCCGGCATAGGTTCCCAACACTCTGCTGATGGTATTCCAGAAGGTACTCTTGCCATTACGACCCTCGCCATAGGCAATAATCAATGCTTCCAAATACACCTTGCCAACAGCAGCCATGCCGATGATTTCCTGAACATAGTCGATCAGCGCTTGGTCATGACAGAAGAACAGGTTCAGCGCATCCTCCCAGATTCTTTTGCCGTCATCCCCGATAGAGCAGCTGGTAATCTTCGTAATCAGATCTTCTGGATTGTGCTCCTGCACCCCTGAAAGACCTTTTTCCAAATTGATGGTGGAGTCTGGCGTGTTCAGCAGGAACTCGTTCTGATCCAGGTCATTGATATCAATGGCAACCATAGGCTTAGCCGCACTCAGGGTATTGGCAATGTTACGGAAGTTGCGGTAACGCATCACAAACTTGTAATAGGTCTGCGCCCCAAGAAGTGCGAATAGCAGCCCCATTTTATCTGCTGGAACGGCCTTCTGCAATTGCTTACCGCCGGCTTTCACGGTTGCCTCGTCTATGCCGACAGAAACCAACGCATCCATACAACGCTGAACCTCATCCATAGCATCTTGCAGCTGCAGATCCAGAAATTCTTCAACTGCTCCCACAGAGGCCTGTCTATTTTCACGCCAGCAGGTACCGTCATAACGGAGATACTCTGTAGCATCGGTATATCTGAGCTCGTCACCATATTCACGAATGAGGACTTTTGCTTCGCCAATATCTGAGTAGTCATCAGGCTTCAGACTGGCACCGGCGAAGTCGGCATTGTATTCATCCGGGTAGATATATCCGTTTTGCTGCTCCACCTTCTTATAAAACTTCACAGCGCTGCCCCAAATGGCAGCAAGCTCCTCATCATCCAGCGGAGGATCACAGCGTTTTGCATGCTCTAGAAAGGCTTCATGGGCTTTGTCGGTATTACCATAGCGCTTCAGCACGCGACCGGCAAAGCGGCTCATAGTGTTGTTGCGGCAGCCGGCGGCGATCACTTTATTATCAGAAGGATTCTCTTTGCTATTTGCGCAAGGCGCAATTTCCTCATCAATAGTGATCCACCCATCATGCCAAACAACCTCACCGGTATCCGCGCCATAAATAAAGCGTGCCGCATCCAGAGCGTTGTCATCGAAGAAAGGATATGCCGCATGGATGGCTTTTTTCAGATTGGCGTATTGCTCTGCATTGCGGACTTCACTGATCAGGAAATACACATGACCGCGAGGACGAGGACCGAAGTTTTCCTTATTTAAGTAGTTATGACGGCTCGGTGCCCAGGCAAAGGCGATGTCTGGCATCAGCTCATCGAGCTTGTCCGCATCAATCCACTCAGTTGCATTCTCGGTGTGGTCATTGTCCACATCCATCACTACCACATTGGAAACGCGGAAATTATCAATACTGCGATAGTGATCTGCGTACTCTGCGCAGACATGATCAAACTTTACTGTCTCTGCCAGTCCCGCTCCGGATGTAATCTCCCTGCGGGTTGGGTACAGGCAGTTTTTTGCGTTGCCGACACAATTGCCGGTATAAATAACGAACTTCATTCTAATACCTCCCGCATCTCTTCTGTAAAATAACGGATTGTCATGCGACGTTTCTTCGCTTTAGCATTCCTTCGCGGAACCGCGCCAGGCCCATACCTTATTTGTTCGTTCATAGGCGAACCTCCTTTATCAGTCTTGAGAGCCTAGATGCTCTCTCTAACTGTCCCATGACAGAAGTCCACCATTTGAACGGAGGAAAAAGCAATTATTTTTCCGTTCATTTCTCCCGGAACTGTCATGGGACTAGTGAAGACACAAAAGAAAGCGGCCTGAACAGAGAACTTCAAAATTCTCCGTTCAAACCGCACGAAAGTGTCATGGGACTGATAGAGAGGCAGGAAGCCCCTCGGAAAGGATGGTGACTGATATGCAGACAGCACCTGTCACAGATACTGTGCTTCACAGTGATCAGCAATCCGGCGAGGAACTCGCTGATACCCTGACAGCAATCAGTGTCGTAGCCAATCGCCTGGCCAAGAAGTTGAGATCGACTCCTGCCCAGGAAACATCAGATAAGGAAGGAGGAACCGATCATGGGAAAGATGAATGAATTGAGCCAGGTAATCACTGAGCTCAGAGATTGCGGAAACGCCCTGATGAACATTGCAGATTCTCTGCAGGAGATCTTTTCTGCGCCAGCCAATGAGCCTGCTGTGGAAGCTGCTGTTCAGAAAGAGCACGAGAAAAAAGAAGCTTCCGCTCCTGCAAAACCAGCGCTTACCTTTATTGATGTGCGCAAGGTTCTGGCACAGAGGTCCAGAGCTGGACATACCGCAGAGGTCAAAGCACTGCTTCAAAAGTACGGTGCAGACAAGCTCTCAGAGCTTTCGGAAAGCCACTATGCTGCTGTTGTCGCGGAAGTGGAGGTGCTGTAATGCCAGGTCAACACGCACTGCTGTCACCATCTTCTGCCCATCGCTGGCTCAACTGCCCGCCTTCCGCAAAGCTATGTGCAGCACAGGAAGATACCACAAGCGTTTACGCCCAGCAAGGCACCGATGCGCATGAGCTTTGTCAGTACAAGCTGGAAAAAGCATTGGGGCTCGATACCAAGGACCCGACCGAAAATCTCACCTACTATGATGAGGAGATGGAAACCTGCGCTGTCGATTACGCTTCCTTTGTAATAGAAACGCTGTCCAAGATCAAAGAAACCTGTCCAGATCCAGTGGTTCTGATTGAACAGCAGCTGGATTTCTCACGCTTTGTTCCACAGGGCTTTGGTCACGGCGACTGCGTTATCATCGCGGATGGAACCATGCATGTGATCGACTTTAAGTACGGTCTCGGAGTTCTGGTTTCTGCAGAGAACAACCCGCAAATGCTCTGTTATGCTCTTGGCGCGTTGGAGCTTCTGGATAGTCTCTATGAATTCGACCAGATCAGCATGACGATTTTCCAGCCACGAAGGGATAACATCAGTACCTCTACCATCTCGAAGGACAAGCTCCTCGCCTGGGCAGAAAACACACTCGCACCGACCGCTAAGCTGGCCTATGAAGGAAAAGGTGAATTCAAAGCCGGTGACCACTGCCAGTTCTGCAAGATCAAGGCCACCTGCCGCAAGCGAGCTGAATACAATCTGGAAATAGCCCACTACGATTTCGAAATGCCGGTCAATCTGGATCATACTGAGATCGCCGCAATTCTGGACAAGGCAGATCAACTATCCTCCTGGGTGGAGGACGTTAAGGAATACGCCCTGGCAGAAGCACTTCGCGGTACTCACTTCGATGGTTATAAGGTCGTCGCAGGCAGAGCTAACCGCAAATATGCAGATGAATCCGCTGCAGCCGCTGCCGTGATTGCTGCCGGGGCTGATCCATACGAGAAAAAACTCCTTAGTATCACCGCTATGACAGCACTTCTCGGCAAAAAGAAATTTGAAGAAATCCTGGGCGGCTTGGTCATCAAGCCTCAGGGCAAGCCGGTTCTTGTAAAGGCCGATGACAAGAGACCGGAGTACAATTCGGCAATCAACGATTTTAATGAATAAGGAGGACAATATTATTATGTCTAAGAATCAGAACCCTATGAAGGTAGTAACCGGCCCTGACACTCGCTGGAGCTATGTGAATGCATGGGAACCTAAGTCCATCAACGGTGGAGCACCTAAATACTCTGTCAGCCTGATCATCCCGAAGTCTGACACCAAGACTATCGCCAAGATCCGCGCTGCCATCGAGGCCGCATACCATGACGGCGAAGGCAAGCTCCGCGGCACTGGCAAATCTGTGCCTGCACTCTCTGTTTTAAAGACTCCGCTACGCGACGGTGATGCTGAGCGTCCGAATGATCCCGCTTATGCAGGTGCGTACTTTATGAATGCCAACAGCACTACTGCTCCCGGTATCGTGGACGCAGACTGCCAGCGTATTCTTGACCGCAGCGAGATATACAGCGGTGTCTATGGCCGTGCCAGCGTAAACTTCTATGCATTCAACTCCAACGGCAACAAGGGCATCGCTTGCTGTCTGAACAATCTCCAGAAAATTCGTGATGGTGAACACCTCGGCGGCAAGGCTAGTGCAGAATCCGACTTTGCCACCGACGATGATGACGATTTTCTTTCCTAAGCAGTAGTATTGACTCGGCTGGCGGCCGTTATGTGCCGTCAGCCTCTATGACAAGTGAGGTATTTCTATGGAAGTTTTGGTAACCTACGCAAATCAATTTGTGATCTACACCGTCTGCTATGCACTCGTTTTCGCGATCTATGGGTGTATCACTTACAACCTCCTGAAGTTCATCTTTCGGGTGGCGATAAATGCCTATAAACTCATCAAATCCGATTGGGATGCATGGCATTCAGGTAAGAAAAATAACGAGAAATGAGGTAATGGATATGACAACAATTGAGCATATGATGCTGGCATCTGTATTCGGCTGTGCCTGGGGATGGATCCTTGGCTCTATCATCTTCATCACGGCAGACCTGATTCATACCGCTATCCGCAAGTGTAAGGACAAGCGTGAAAAGCAGCGCCAGGAAGCAATGATGGCCGAAAATAAGAAAACAAACGAATAAGAAAAAGCATGGGCGGCAGGAGGTTTTCTCTATGCCGCCTATGTTGATTGGAGGTCTATATGGAAAAGATAAAAACACTGTCGCTGGATCTTGAGACCTATTCCAGTGTCAGTTTGAAAAAGGCCGGTGTATATCCTTACGCAGAATCACCGGATTTTGAGATATTGTTGTTTGGTTATTCCGTAAATGGCGGTCCAGTCCATGTCGTTGATATAGCCTGCGGTGAACAGATACCGGAGCCCGTATTGTCAGCACTCACCGATGATACCGTCATTAAATGGGCCTTTAATGCGTCCTTTGAACGTATCTGTCTGTCCTACTGGCTACAGCGCCATCACCCGGAGCATTTCAAAAGCTACAGCATCCCGGAGGATTCCGTCCAAAACTATCTGAATCCAGAAGCATGGCGCTGCTCTATGGTGTGGTCCGCATATATGGGACTTCCTCTGTCGCTGGAAGGAGCCGGTGCTGTATTAAAGCTGGACGACCAGAAGCTCAGCGAAGGAAAAGATCTGATCCGCTATTTTTGCGTACCTTGTGCACCGACCAAATCCAATGGTGGCCGCACTCGCAATCTTCCAGCGCATGCGCCGGATAAATGGACGTTGTTCAAGAAATACAATCTGCGCGATGTCGAAGTGGAAATGGCAATTCAGCAAAGGCTCCGCCATTATCCGGTCCCCGATTTTGTGTGGGAAGAATACCATCTGGATCAGGAAATCAACGATCGCGGTATTGCTATCGACATGGGCATTGTAGAAAATGCAATCTGCCTGGATGAACGCTCCAAAGCAGAACTGTCAGATAAAATGAAAAGCTGCACCTCACTGGAGAATCCCAACAGTGTGATGCAGTTGAAGGCGTGGTTATCTGAACATGGCATGGAAACCGATTCCCTCGGCAAAAAGGCTGTGGTCTCCATGCTTAAGGATGCACCCGCTGATCTACGAAGAGTTCTGGAACTCAGGCTGCAGCTTTCCAAAAGCAGCGTTAAAAAATACACGGCCATGCAGGACACCTTATGTGCCGATGGTCGTGCCAGGGGTATGTTTCAGTTTTATGGGGCCAATCGCAGCGGCCGCTGGGCCGGGCGTCATATCCAATTGCAGAACCTGCCCCAGAACCACCTGCCGGACTTGGAAGAAGCCCGCTCTCTTGTGAAAGCAGGCGACTATGATGCACTGCAGCTGCTATACGAAGATATTCCAGATACACTCAGCCAGCTGATCCGTACTGCTTTTGTCCCGAAGGAGGGGTACAAATTCATCGTTAGTGACTTTTCCGCTATCGAAGCACGTGTGCTGTCCTTCTTGGCCGGTGAAACCTGGCGTATGGAAGTCTTTGAGACCGGCGGCGACATCTACTGCGCTTCTGCCAGTCAGATGTTCCACGTTCCAGTTGAGAAACATGGCCGGAATGCTCACCTGCGCCAGAAGGGCAAAATCGCAGAACTGGCCCTGGGCTATGGCGGCTCTGTCGGTGCACTAAAGGCCATGGGTGCTTTAGAGATGGGTCTGCAGGAAAAAGAACTTCAACCTCTGGTAGCATCATGGCGTGAAGCAAACCCGAAGATCGTCCAATTCTGGTGGGACGTGGACCGTGCTGCGAAAGAAGCAATCCGGCTGAGGACAGAAGCCGAAACGCACGGCATTCGTTTCATATACCAAAGCGCCATGCTGTTTATTGAACTGCCATCGGGCAGAAGGCTTAGCTATGTAAAGCCCCGTATCGGAGAAAACCAGTTTGGTGGTGAAGCCATCACCTATGAAGGAACAGGCAGCACAAAGAAATGGGAGCGCATCGAGAGCTATGGTCCGAAAATCGTGGAGAACATCACTCAGGCTATCAGCAGAGATATTCTGGCTTACGCTATGAAGACCTTGAGTCACTGCTTCATCGTGGCCCATGTACATGACGAATTGATCATCGAATGCCCAAAGGCAGTATCCCTAAAGGCAATCTGTAATCAAATGGGAGGAACACCACCTTGGATCGAGGGACTGACACTCAGGGCAGATGGGTATGAGACTATGTTTTATAGGAAGGATTAA